CTTGCACATCTTATATCCACTCGTAACCTCGCCAATGGCGATGAGAAAACAGAGAGGAAAGCGGTTATGACCTTCAAGGAAATAACCGGTAAAAGTCACGAGATCCCTATGGGAACATACGATGACTACTATGCTGCAGGAAGGTACCAAGGGTCCTTACTTAAGCATCTATGGGATGGTAAGAAACCAATGGTTTCTCACATCTCATTAACGTCGAGCAGTTCGCTCGATAGTACTGTAAAGAACGGTGGCATGGCCATCGAAGCTTACAGAGACGTCAGGATATGGGCCAATGGCTATCCTAACGAAATAGAAGTAATCACGGCCTTAGGCCGCGACTACGTTCTAACACCATCTTATAAAAGATGGCAAACTATCTGTGAAGATTTCACAGAAGGTAATTTCCTAGACGAATCGTCTACGAAAATATTGGACCGAGAAGTTGAACTCCTTGGTGCAGACAAACACTTCGCAGAAGTGATATATCTATGTGCTTACGTTAAGTACATAGAACACGAGAAATCTAAAAGAGATCTCGAGGTACGCCAAGTAACCGTATCGGAACCTGGCGGAAAAGCACGAATTGTAACGTGCACACACTGGTGGGTACAGGTTGTACAACAACCTTACTGTCACCAGCTATGCGAGATTTTATCTCGAAATCCCTCAGCACACTCTGTGTTATTGAGGGCAGATCAGGCCTGGCAATGCCTAAGCGTCCTGAAAAATTACCCGCACGAGAAACTCGAAGCAGGTCATAAGGTATTGTCATCAGATTTAAAATCTGCTACAGATACCATCGACTTTGGCATAGCTAAATCGATACTGAAGGGCTTCTGTGAAACCTTCGGAATATCTCGTACAAACGAGATTTTAAGTCCTTTCCTAAAAGGGAGGGACGTGACATTCCCAGATATGTCTAAATTCAAGACAAAAAGGGGAATACCAATGGGAGAGCCAGTGGCTAAACCATTGCTAATTTTGATAGGATTATGCACAGAAACTGTTGCACTATCAAAATTTCTCAAGAGGCCTATAGAAAGGCAACTTGGAGACATGCCCTCATGGAGGACATTTCATCTTGGAGGTGACGACCACTTAGCGATCGGGCCCCAAGAATATCTGAACAATATTACTTCAGAACACCTCCGTATCGGAGGGATACCTTCCCCCGG